TGGTGCCGTCTGCATAATAGAAATCTTTTTTTGCATCTGTAAGACCACAATACTTAAAGTTACAAGCGCGATAGATTGTGCCAGTATGAAAATCGTTATCAGCGTAAGAGATGATTGCTTTAACTTCAGTATCCTTTCGTAACTGTTTAATCGCTCTTGAAACGAACCAAGAAGTGATATTATACTCTCCCTGTTGGGTGTCAGGATGTATGCAAAGTCTTGAAAGTTCAAAGAGTCCTTCTTGTTCATTTCTTGCTAATCCAAATGCTCCTTGTGCTACTTCTGGAACTGGAAGTCCAGTAAAAATACAAACGCCAACTGGTCCCCCAATATTCAAAGGGGAAAAGTCATTCTTTCGGAACAAACCATAATTATATCCTGATTTGTAACCTTTTGAAAAATCTTTGAGATAGTGATAGGTCAGTAGAAGTTCTTCCGCATCTTTCTTAGTGATCCTATCAATGTAAAAGTCCGACTTCATAAAAAAAGGGGGAGACCCTTGACCTCCCCCACATTATAGCACTTTATCAGTCTTCTGCCAAGCGGGCAAAGTAACTGAGTGCATCGTCGTCCTCATCTTCTTCGACAGTAGCAACGGCACGACGGGTCGGTTGCAGGTTGTTAAGTTCAGAACGAAGATCATCATCCAGTTCCTTCACAGGACCACGAGAATAGGTCTCTTCTTCTTCAACTTCTTCATCAACACGACGAGAACCTTTGGAACCCAACACATATTCAAGACGCTTTTTCAGTTCATCATAAGTCTTGAACTGATCGGCAGCAACGAGTTCGGCAAGAGAATATTGCTTCTTCCAGATCGCTTCCATTGCATCGTCATCGTCCAGCAGAGGAGCAGCAGCGGCAAACTCACTAGAATCATAGTTACGATAACCAGCAACGTTCTTTGCTTTCAGTTTGAAATTGGCACCTTGCCAGAAGTCAAACGGATCAATTGCTTCCTCATCTTCAAACTCAGGTTGCATCGCAGCAGTCAGTTTGTCAAAGATCTTCTTGCCAAACTTATACAGGAAAACTTTGCCTTCGTTAGAGGGATTAGCAGGATCCTTCACCACATAGATGTTGGAAATGTAAGTCAGTTTACGCTTTTGCTTACGTGCCAGTTCCTTACCAGCATCAGTGCCGTTGTTCCACAGTTCGGAGTTCAGTTCCGACACAGGATCCTTCTGACCCAGAGTAGTCAGGGAATTCTCAATATACCAACCACCAGAACCTTGAAATGCGTGACTGTAGAGTTTCACGAACGGAAGGTCCTCACCGTTCGGAGCAGGAAGGAAACGGATCACGGCATAACCATTGCCGCTCTTATCTACATCCAGTTTCCACAGACGGTCATCAGAAGAACCGCTGTTCGTATTCATTTTTTCAACTTCTTTAACCAGTTTGGCAGTAAGATTGCCAAGTTTAGATTGCTTCTTAAGATCTGCAAAGCTCATTTTAGATTCGGGGGATTAATTGGATTTGTCGGATTTGATTTTCGACATCTTTATTATAGAAGACCTATAAAGGGAAGTCAAGCCCTTGTCCATTTTTTATGTTGTGTTCTTCCTTGTTCTTCTTTAAGGACTCTTCTCATAGCTCCTGGATCTAATTTATTAAGAACACAAAATTCTTTAAGATTTTGAGTGACGTGAATGTTTCCAAGAGGATCTTTTAATTTCCAAGTAATTGGATCTTTAATATATTGATTTTTTCTTGATGCTCTATTATGTAAAGAGCATAAAGAAATATTTTCCGATTGAGTTCCCCATTTCAAATTATCAACATTATTATTTTTTGGATTATCATCTAGATGAAGAACATTTGGATAATTATTTGGATTTTCTAAAAAAGATTTTGCTACCAAACGGTGAACATATTCTGAAATCCATTTACCTTCATCATTTTTTATGGATACAAATTTATATCCACAATTATTTTCATAAGAATTTACATAATCTCTTTTGGAAAGAGAAAATACTTTTCCATTATCTTCAATAAGATAATTAGAAAGTCCGTAAAGTTTATTAAACATATTAGTGTCTTTTACTATATTTATTTAGCAAAAGACATAGTATAACAGAGATGCTCTCAACGGTCAACGTATTTCTTGAGAGATTCGATTGTCTTGTCCATACTGCTAAACAAAATACCCATATCAGTCTCTGGTGGGAATCCCATCAGGGCGACTGACTTACGAAGATTCTCTTTCATTTCAACCGCTTCTGGGTCATCTGAAAGAGACAATCGTGTATACATTACACGTTGTTTTTCAAGGAGAACTTGTAGTTTTTCAATGTGTTCCAGTTTGGTTTCACGGTCCATCATACCAAAAGTGAGAATACTTCCGTATATCTCCTCTTGTAACTTATTGATTTCTTTCAGTTCGTCTTGAATAATATCGGAGTCAAAAAAGTTACTCATCTATGATTGTCCTTAAAATCTTCTTGTACTGGAATACATCAATATTTAGAAATGGATTGTACTTTTTGATTTTCAAACTGACGGTTTCCCACACTGGATCAAGAAGTTTCTTATCAAAATCCTTTACGATTGAAAATATTTTGTCGTAGATTACGAATGTTTCTGGTGATAATTTCCCGCTTAGAAATCTTTTGAGAACTATCGGATGACCTTTGGAACAGTTGAACACAGTTTCTAATTCGTTCTCTGAGAACAATTCCGTTGATTGTTCTTTGAACAAGTAAGTCAAACTCTGTTGTCTCCGCATCCAATCTGCGTAAGTTCTTTCTCCAGAATTGATAATTTCTCCAATCCATAAGTTTTGTGGGTTGTCTGTGGATACAAAGTTTGCTAGTAAAAAATCTACTATTTCTTTATCTGAATATTTACGACTAGATTTCTCAAACCAGTATTTGTCCTTGCGTTTATTAAATGAAGTGACCGTTGCTCTGGATTTACCTCCATACTTAAAAAAGTCATATTTACTGTTAGTAAAATGACTTTTCATCGAAAGATAAGTTTGATATGTCTCAAAAGGACTCATAACGGAAGTTTTGCTCTCGAAGTTCGTTTCATAAAGTTAAGACGAGTTGCGTCCCACTTTAATTTTTCCTTTAAAGGTTTTGAAATGAGTTTCGTAACTGATTCTACCTCAAGACAATTGATTTCGCAATAGTGACAAATTGCATCAATATAATTAAAGTTTTCTTCTGCTACGATTTTTTCAATCTCAAGAGCAAACTTGGAAGGCGTTAAAAACTTATTCTCGATGGCTTGTTCTAATTCTTTATTTGGTTCCATAGAGTTCCAGTTTATCTCTAACAAACTTTCTAATGTATTCTGTGAGAAGTTTGATGTATTTTGCTTTGTCTCTTTCTTCATAAACGACGCATTCTCCATTTTCACATGCCATGATGATTACAAGTTTTTTGACTGAAATACCAGTCAGTTCGTATAGCATACAACCATATGCCATACATTGAACAAAATAATGCTCAATCCACTCTCGTGGTTTTGGTTTTTTAGAAGTTTTAAAGTCGATTATCGCTAACTCGCCGTCGTATTCGGCAATACAATCAACTGTCCCAGCAATGCCTAGTTGCTTACTATATAGGGACCCTTCAAGGGCGTAAATATTATTTATACGATTTAAGTCTGATTTTGCAATCTTAAAAAGAAAATCAGAGATTGGTTGTACTTCTGGAAGTTCTTGATTTTTAAGATGATGTTCAGTCAAAGTATGCATATCAGTGCCACGACTTGTTGCCGCTTTTGTGATGCGATCTGCTTCTACATCTCCGACTTTTTTACGCCATTTAACAAAGATTTCTTTATTAAAATGACTGGTCACCGAAGTGATGGAGACCAGTCGGATAAGTTCTTCTTCATCAGGAACTTTATAGTACCTTACACCATCAATGGTTTCACGCTCCAACTGAGGGAGATCAAGATCAATATGATTAAACATTAAAAACCAGCATCCATTTTAGCAATAATGTATTCCTTAACAAGTCCAGAACGAACAATATCTTCTACACCAAACTCAATTATATCAAAAGAATTCATTTTACGCAAGACTGTCATAAAATCTACAATACCATTACGCTCATTTGTTTTCTGCAAGTCTGACTGAGAAGCATCACCACAGAAACAAATTTTGGTATTTTCACCAACACGAGTAATGATTGAATCAAGTTCGTGGAAGTTTAGATTCTGAAACTCGTCTACAATAATGATTGCATTATCAAGAGTAGTTCCACGTAAGAATGAAGTTGACCAGAACTTAATGGTTTCTTGCGACTTTAAGTTGCCATAGAGCATCTCAAACTCAGAATCACTAGGCATCTGGAACATATACTTCACCATATTCTTATAAGGAATCTGGTAAATATCTGCCTTGTCTTCGTGAGATCCAGGAAGGAAACCAATCTCACGAGTTGCTACAAGAGAGCGAACCAAATAGATTCTTTCATAAGGAGATTGTTCATCCAGAACATCTTGAAGAGCATTATAAAGTGTAATGAAAGTCTTACCAGTTCCAGCACAACCATAAGCAACAATATGCTTACCATCGGCATAAGAATCAAAGAGTTTTCTTTGATTATCTGTAAGAGGATCAATGTCAATCAAATATTCAGAACTTAGAGGTTTTCTCCTCTTCATCTGTTTTGCGGTCAAACCAACTCCGATTGGTTGGTCATTGTTGCCTCTTTTTCTTCTTGCCATACTAGATTTTCTTTACACGTGAACCAGGTGCTTTTGATGCTTTATGTAAAATGTCATTCCATCCAGGATTTCTTGCGACAAGTTTATCCTTCCACTCACCCACCTCACCAGGAGAAGGGCAAGTAGATGGATCGGACCAATCACGAATCCATTCAGGATTGTCTTTTTTCCACTGATCCCAGACGTGGACACTCATTTCCACTTGTTTCTGTTCACCAGTTTGTGTATTCACTACGGGGTATGTTGCCATAAGTTATAATTTCAAGATAATTTATTTAGATTGCTTAATCGATTCTAATTGATGGTTGAAGTGCTTGAATCTCTTCACATTTGCAATCACCAGTAGGACATTTCCATTCAAGTGCTTCTGCAACAGTCGGAAATGCACAGATAAAAACTCTCTTACAAGCATTTGCAATGTCCATATGTTCTTTCTGAGTTCCGTTTGCCGAACGGAGATTGATATAATGTATCCATGACCTGCAAGAACCGGTCATATAGATGCGTGTGGGCGTCGCTAAGGGCAATACAAACCTTGCACATTCCTTTGCCACGCCTGCCTCTAACATGCGCTTGTAGAGGTTATTAGAGTGCGCAAATAGATCAGCAATTTCAGATTGAAACTTTAACTTTACATAGTCACCAAGATCATCCGTAGAGTTCTGACGGTTCTTTGTATCTTGCTTACGAAGTTCTGGAATAGGAATATTCTCAGTAATCAGATTTGTATCAGCATAACGTTGTGAAAACTCCTGGAATGTAAAGGACCTATGGCGAAGCACTTGAGCCGCAATACCACGATTGGTCTCAATCTCCAATGTCATAGAAGACTGCTCAAACACAGACCAATGATTATGCTTAATACAATAAGCAAGCAACTTGGCATAGTTTTCGTTGTCCTGATTCGCAGGATTAGAAACTCGCGCAATATACGCCATTGTTTTTTCTGCATCGGGAGTTACCGAAATAAGTTTAACTGTCATTTCTTTCCAAATCCTTTTGAGGTTTTTGCTTCAAGGTCTGCGATTTCTTGTTTAACAACTCGCAGTTGTGCTTTCATTTCAATAATTTTTTCTGCTGTATAGAGATGCTCTTGTTTTGTAAGTCTTTCAAGTAACTTAACAAGTTGTTTTGCTCTACTAATCCGCGTATCCATCATCATCTTCAAAGATTTCGTCATAGTCGTGGTGTAATCCTTTCTTTATTTCATCATAGTTAAGATAACTCTGTGTATCAGAATACACTTCTGCTTTCAGAGAATCGACCAAGAGTTCAAGATTACGGACAATGAGTTTTAGTTTGTCTTTATCCATAGGGCATTATTCTCTCTGAGCATTTTAGCATAAAAAAAGGAGGGGATCAACCCTCCTTTACTTCAAGCAACTTGTGGTTGCTTCGCCATATTCAGTTGTGCGGCTTTAAGAAGTTGTTCTCTCTTTGCCTTCTTTTTGAGATATCGAACGAAGTAAATATTCATTTCTGCCCTCTGGTTCTTTCCATAGAGAGCTTGTTTCCTCTTTCATCAACGTAAAACATAGTTCCACGATAGATTTCTACGTGGGGTTCAATCTTAAAAGTTTGATTTGGACGTTCTGCGGTGTCGTATTCAACACCACGATACACGACTTTTGACATTAGGTTTCTCCTTAATGGTTTAGGTTAAAGAGCGTTCCTTCAGTCGGCTTTTGCGTCTATTTTACACTCCTTTGGAGAGATCTGTTTGATCTCCCAAATTAAATCATTCTTTGCCTGTTTGGGAATGTTCTGTTGATGAACTCTCCCAGCAATCAGTTGTGCTTGTAAGCAAGTTAGAATGAGTGCTTCCATAGATGAACGAAATCCGTTCCGAGTCGGCTTACTTCCGTCTGTTTCCAGATGAACGATAGGAGTATTATACTCCCTTTCGCGGATATTTATCAATTATTATTTGTATAATGTGATACAGTCTTATGAAATCTTAATAGGTAAAAAAATTGCCGGGATTTTTTCTCAGCATTTTTGAAATCACTTCCGCTTTTTGGTTTTGGGTGCTTGATAACCCCAAGTCTTTGGACTGATTGTACCAAATCCAAACTCAATACTCTTTAAATTTCCACGAAACTTATCCCAGTACATATCAAACAATTTGATTTTACTTCCTTTTGTAAGATCAAAACAAATCTTATCATCTACAAGATACTTAATGATGTAAGCATCTCTGGGTGCTTCTTTAGTGCAAACTTCTGCATAAGAACCATTTTCAACTATAATGTCACAACCGTAACGTGATTTGCAGGTTTCTTTTTCTGCTGTTGTCCAATGATCCATATGCTTTTCTGTATCTTGTGTCTTTTCAACAACTCGACTCACGAACGTCCTCCCCAAATAATATCTGGGTATGCTTGTGAAACAATATCTTTTGTAATTTTATATTTTGTTTCAAGTTTTTTATCCTTTACAAGACAAACAATCTCTGCTTCCAGTGGATGAAGTCCTTGAAGAGTATTGATAAACATTGTTTCTCTACGAAGAGAACTCAGTCCATCATTACCACCTTTTACAAAGTTATAAAACTTTTGATATTCTTTACGAATCGAAGAACGTCCTTGATCCTGAGAACCAAGAGAATTAGTTCCAAGTTCTTCCATTTTTTCTACTGCATCAGCAATCTTTTCACTCAAAGTTCCTTTGAATGAGTCCATCTCATTTACAGCAGAGTATGGAACATCCCCAGGAGGAAGTGCTGATTGAATTGTTTCGTCAAAGTTCCAAATGAACAGTGTTTTAAGTGAAGGATGAGAATACTTTTGAAGCACCTCTACCTTTTTTGCACTAGATCTTTGTTTTGAAGCAGCATTCAGGATTTCAAAAACAAAAGGATTTGCAGGAAGTTCAGGAATTGCTTCTGCGATTACTGTTGCTTTTGGTGCTGCTGGTTTTTTTGTTGCAGTAGTTTTTGCTCTACTCGTTGTCGCTGTCGTCTTCTTCGTCGTAGTCATGATAGTTTTCAAAGTTAAATGCGATTACTTCGTCAGGTATCAGGTTTCCCTGATGGTCAAACATTTCAGGATGTGGTCTTGGAATCTCCCGATAGTTCATCATGTATTCTCTTGCCACCCAACCTGTTACAAGTCCCACTATAAGAAACAATACGGTTAGAAAGGAACCGAATACTAGACTAACTGCTAACATCTCTTTTTCTCCGGGAAACTACTTTTTTCTTCCTTGATTTAAAGGAAAATTCAAAATAGATAGTGACTTCCCGATTTAGAAAGCAAACTATCTTCTCAAAGATAATGTGGAATGGTTGAGTCTGCTTTCTTTTCCCTCCATTAAGTATGAGTTCAATACCACGATTGAAGTGGTCTTCCTTTTTATTTATGTTCGTGTCAGACGATTTGATTTTCTTTGAGGAATTTGATTGTGTCAACGGATCCTCCGATCTTTTGTTCATTACAAATTACCTGAGGAAAAGTGGAACCTTCTCCAAACTCAGAGTAAAATTGTTGGCGTGTAAAATCTTCATCCAAAGTATACACGACAAAGGGTTGTTTTGTCAACTCTAATACTTGTTTAACCTTATCGCAATATGGGCAACCGATCTTTGAATAAACTGTGAAATTCATATAATAAGTTTAAAATATTATATATTCTACCACAGTTAAAAGTATTGACAAGACCCTGAATTTTAATTAGAATAGGTTTGTTCCCGTTGAAGATGAGAATCTATAATACTTTAAGACTTTAAAATTATCTTGCGTTTGCTTCTACTAGGAATAATACGACCACTCAATAGTTATTTTACCAGGTGTAGTGACTTTTCCATAACTTTCATCATATTTTGGATGAAATGTATCTACACCCTGACTCCAACTATTTAAAGTTCCTTCTGAAGATTTATAATAACTAGATCCACCTCCACCAGATCCAGCTTCTGGTCCGGGACAAACACTAACACATGATCCTCCTGCACCGCCACCATAATATCCACCTCCACCAGCACCACCACCATATTCATAACCAGATTGATTACAAGAACCTCCTTGATGATTAGTTCCAGGAGATGCTTGCGGAGCACTATAATTTAATCCACCAGCACCGGCAGCACTCTGAGTACCTCCTTTACCATCATAACTTGGGTTTGTTCCTCTTTGACCATCTTGTCCTATTGATGTTCCACCCTTTCCTCCAGTGTGAGAACTTGAAAAAAATGTTCCCCCTCCACCACCAGCACAAGCAATAATAGAAGAATGATTTGAAGATGTTGAAGTAAATGAAGTTACTGGTTCATAAAATACGAACGTTCCTCCTCCTCCACCACCACCAAGTTGACCCCTATCAGTCATATTTCCACCATCACCACCTCCACCCCAAGAAGTTCCACCACTGTTAGGTTGCCCAGCCTGACCAATAACTAGTTTATATGTAGTTTGGAGATTTGAGGTATGTGTATAATCAACAAAACCTCCAGTTCCTCCCTGAGATGCTGGAACTGGTGTTGGTGTACTATTTCCAGTTCCTCCACCAGCACCCTGTAAATAAAATCTAGCTGAAACTTTTTGACTTGAAGAAGCCCAACCTGGAGGTGATGCAGAAATAACTGATGATGATGTATATGTATAAGTTGTAGTTTCTGTTATTAATGGACCTCTAACTACTGCCTGAGATCCAGAAATTGAAAATCCAAATTTATTTCCAGTAAAAATTGGAGTCATATTTTAATTAAATCCTGACGGTCTTTTAGAAATACTGAACTTAGAAATAGAAGAACTAGACATCACTTTGTTCTTATATTGGGGTCTAACAAAAAATGTAGTATTAATATCACTAGAAGTTGTATTATTTAGAGAATACTGACAATCAGAATCACGAGTAAACATCAAATCGGAAATATTCACATCCCAATAATGTGGACTATCATTTCTATAAAATGTACCAAATGTCCATCCACCACCATTATTAATGGTATCGCTAGTATCAGATGTATTAACTATTTTTAAAACTCCATCTAAAAATATATAAAAAACTCCACTTTGACGAATTATCATATAATGATACCATTGGTTTAAATTTGAAACTGTTAGATTTGCAGTCCCATTAACATTCCCCCAAGAATATTGTACATTTGCATCTCCTGCTGCACCAACATAGAAATATTGACCAGCCGTTCCACCGTTTGTTCCATTCCTAGATCCACAACTACCATAGTTATAGTCACCTATTGCCCCATAAGATCCCCCACCATTTCCATATCCTCTCCAATTAAACCAAAAATCTAAACAAAAATTAGATGTTCCCAAACTTCCTAAAATAGAATTAGCATTACTTATGTAAAAAACATCGCACGCTGCTTGACATCTATATGATGTATTGTTTCCGGAATTATAAGTACTATCAGTTATAGAATATGGATGTGTAGATCCGTTATATGTGCCGCCACTAGTGGTGGTTAAAGAAGATGCATACCCACCAAAAAGAGTATGTGATGTTGAATTTTCATTAAACGGAACAAATAGATAAGAACTGCTTGTTTGTGAAGAAGTAGTAGTTGTAGGTGCAGTATCAACTCTACCAAAACCCATTCTAGAACCAGTAAAAACCGGTGTCATAATATTAAACTCCTACGTTACCTTGTCTAAATCCTCCATTCTTGGTAGCATAAACCTGGTAACTTGTTGTAGTGGTATTTGTTCCACCAGTATAATGCACAAAAAATGAAACAAAATCTCTATCACTTGCAGTTGAAGATAGAGTGATAGTTGTGCCAGAACCAACTAATGCTCTGGTTGAAATGCCTGTGACTGCTGATCCGTTTTCATATCCAATAATAGTGCAGTTGGTTCCAATACCAGTTGTTCCAGTTGTGTTTCCTGTTCCTGCTGCGTTCTGTGTAAAGATACAAGTAATCGTTGTGCCGTTTGCATTACCTGTAAAGGCAGGCATATTCTTAAACGATACAATACCAATGTTTGCACCAGTTGGAATCGTGTAAGTATAAGTCGTTGCGTTTCTTACATCTAGTTCAAGAACTAGATTGTTTCCACTGTTATAAGTCGTTGCGGCAGAAACAGTTTCAAGAACTCCCTTGAATTTATTTGGGTCAGAATAAACAAAAGAACTACTTCCTCTTTCCCAAGTTAAGGTCTTATCTCCTCCTGCACCACCAAAGATTGTAAATCCAGCACCGTCAGCAGTTGTGTTTGATGCTGAGGATGTGGTTCCAATACCAATATTCTTATCTTCGATTACAAGATTTACGGTATCAATGGTTGTTGTGGTCCCATCTATGGTCAGATTACCGTTGATTGTTAGATTTCCAAATGTTGAAGATCCAGTAACATTAATTGCACCAGCACCTGTAATCGCATATCCAACAGGGACCGATGCACCATAAGTTAACTCGGGTGCCGCTGTTCCTGCCCTGTTGACTAACTTATCTGATCTAAGTCTAGACATTAACTTATCCGATTACCAATATTATCTGTATTTATATTATGAAAGTTGGTATACATCAAGTATAAAATCTGCCCCATTTGAAATAACTAAATCAACACTATCAGAAATCACAACATCCTGATACTTAGTGTACATTAACGTATCAGAACCCACAGGAGTTAAAGTTGTAGTCTCACTTACAGTTCCAACATTTGAAATGGACATTACCTGTGCGGCAAATCCAGAAGTTCCAACAGGAGTTTCTCCATTAACATTTGTAAGACCAGAACCGTCACCATAATACTTTGTGGCACTGATAATACCTGTTGAGGCAGTCATTGTGATGCCAGTGCCAACAGAAGAAACACCAGTGACACGGAGATTTGTGACTGATGATTCTAGAACAGTGTTCTGAACTCTTTGACTATAAGAAATAAACTCAACAATATCTCCTGCTTCTGCTGCTGTTGTGAGTGTAACAACATTTGATGAGGTTTCTGTGAAGTCGCCAGAAGGAAGACGAATACCATTTACATAAACATCAATCATTCCAGGATCATAGTTTTCGGTTAAGGTGAAAACTGATTGTGTGGATGTGATTGTAAAAGATTGCTTGGCGACGATTGCACCACCACCAGCGATACTGATATTAACTGTGTTAGTTGTGGGATTGTAATAGAATGTATTTCCAGCATCAATAAAGTTGAGAATCGTAACACCAGTTCCGATAACGGTTCCAAGTGAATTGATTCCAACACCAGAAATTACATTCGTAAGAGAAGACCCATCACCATAAAACTTTGTAGCAGTTAAGATACCTACCTGTACATTGGTGTCAGTTGCAATACCAGGTCCAAGTATCTTTGTGAATGCCATTTTAGGTTTTTAGATATTTATGTTGGGTAGGCGATGAGGACGATACCGGAACCACCAGAACCACCATTATCAGTAGGACCTACATTCTGTCCACCCCCACCGCCGCCACCGCCGCCGGTGTTTTGTAATGCATTTTGATCTGGACTAAAAGTAGTTGGAGATGGATTTGAACCTCTTCCTCCGCCGCCGGCACCTCCTGCACCACCAGGAGTTCCAAAGTTTCCTCCTCCACCTCCTCCTGCGAAGTAATATGCACCACCAGGTCCAGGAGTTCCATATGACGCTATTGGATTTCTAAATGATAATGGTGCTTGAAGACCATCTCCACCATTTCCACTATTAGTGCTTCTTGGACTTCCGGCAGAACCAGCACCACCACCTCCACCACCACCTTGACTTGGTGAACATGTTCCATTTCCACCAGCATTACCAACATTAATAGATGCACCAGGATTTGGTTGAGATGGTTGCGCTGCCGACCCACCAGTTAATGGTGTTCCACTACATGTACCACCGTTACCATTTCCGCCACCTCCGGAAGCATAAGATCCAGGTGAAGGAGATCCATTATCACCAGCACCACCGCCACCAAGTGCAGTACCACCATTGAAAGTTGTTGAAGAACCAGGAGTTGTAACATATTGCGCTTTAAATGATTTTGAACCACCGGATCCAACTGTCACTGCTAATGGTCCAGAAGATATTGACATTGCTGGATAATAAACAAAACCACCAGCACCACCACCACCAGATGCATCATTACCGCCAGAACCTCCTCCACCAACAAGGAGAACTTCGGCAGTTAATGGTGATGTTGCATTGAATGTTCCAGAATTTGTGAAAGTATGGATTGTCTTACCACCATAAAAACTTATAGAACCACCAGTAGCTCTCGCAGTTCCAGATGATGCAGGAAGCACATAACGAACAACTACGATTCCAGAACCTCCGGCAGATCCACCATCTGTGTTTCTTGCATCAGATTCCCAACATCCACCACCACCGCCACCACCAGTTGACTGAGTTCCTGCAACTGCTAGTCCTTGTTTACCTCCGGATCCGCCACCACCAACACCACCAGAACCAACAACTGCACTATTTCCAGCACCTCCTCCACCACCACCAGCAAACCATTGATATTGTCCTGGTCCAGGATTTAATGCACCAATAGTAGTTGTTGCTGGTGCTGGTCCGGCAATGACAACTTGAACACCTGCACCACCGGGACCAGCAACATTACCCGACGCATTAGTCCCCGAAGATCCAGCACCACCACCACCACCTCCGCAAGTTGTAGGTCCGGCTCCTGGTTCAGCACCTGCTCCACCATTATTTCCTTGTGGTGGTGAATATGGTGGTGAGTTTCCTGTTCCACCTGCTCTGGCACCTGAGTGATTTCCTCCACCACCAGATCCTCCGGATCTTCCAACCTGAGCTTGTCCTCCACCGCCGCCACCACCATCGGCACGAATATATGTTGGTGAGGGAAAACTTACAGGAGTTGGATAAAAGTTTGATGCTCCACCTTCACCACCTGGATATGCACTATTACTAATATTATATGGAGAAGATCCAGATCCAGCACCACCAACAGTTACAGTATATGATCCTGGTGAAATAGAATATGAGGAACCTGCTAATGGATGACCAGGAAGATTTGTTCTCAATCCACCTGCACCACCACCGCCTGCCATATTATTTCCACCACCGCCACCGCCACCAACTACAAGATACTGAACAGAAGTAATAGTAGGATCAGTAACAGTGAAGGTTCCCGATGAGGTGAATATGTGAGCCCTGTATCTTGTTCCTGGTCCTGGATCTAGATAATCGCTAATGACACCTCCACTTGCACCAGCATAACCGCCTCCACCACCACTAGGAGCAGCAAGAACAGCGCCAATACCAAACTGTTTTACAATCGATGCCAGAGAAGTAACAATAGGAGCCATAAATCAGTACCTTCTATATCCGCCGCTTACGTTTGAGAGTAGTTTGTAGTTAAGTGTTGATGCCGCAGAACCAAC